CCCCCAGCTCCACCTGCCGGGGCAATGCCAGTGCCTGAACAGGCTCCCCCGCCGCCACCCCCGCCGACACAGACGGCGGAAATAGACGTGACGCCAGCGGGTACGACCCAAGTTGTTGTCCCAGTAGATGTAAACGCAATCTGTCCTAACGGCGTCTCTGAGGAGGACGCCCCTAGAAGCATGTTTATTATTCCACTCATGATACGTTCCCCGTAATCACGCAGGCAGTTCCGCTAAGGAACAGAACCGTAGCCACGCCTCTTGTTGCCAATGTCACGCTCGCAACGTCTGTGTCTGTCCCGCCGATATAGGCTGTCGTGATCGAGCAGGTGACTGTCAAGTCAGCGGCAGTGCTGTTGTAGATCGACACCACATCTCCGGCTGCAAAAGTGCTGTTCGGCACAGTGATCGTGTTGTCTGCCGTGACAGCCTTCCCAACATCGGAGGTCTGGAGCGTGTAAGCCCCCGCAGGGTCGTTGAGTGGCACCTTACGAAAACCGACTTCATTGGTCCCGTCCGCCGTGAGCGTATTCGTGTCGCCATTGATCGTCTTGTTCGTTAGGGTATTCGTACTGGTTTCAGTGACGGCAGAGCCGCCACCCGCAGTAACAGAACCGGGAAGCTGCCAAGTCGTTCCATCGTAGAACAGGGTAAAGCCCACGGCACCCAAATCGCATACCAAGTCCTCTGCCAAGCCCTTGATAGTCGATCCATTACGGGCAACGGTCAGGTTATTCACTGTCCAGTCGTCGTTGTCCGCGAAACCGACGCGGTCCCCCTCCTTTGGGCTGGCTGGGAGAGTAACGGTGAAAGCTCCCCCAGATGTGTCGGCAAAGACCAGCTCACCGGCTCTGGCAGTGTACGCCGACGCCACAAAAACTGCTGTGTCAGGTATATCTTTAGCCAAAGACGAGATGAACACCTCAGCCGACCCGCTCAGGGAAATGGGCGCATCCGCATTGGAACTCTCAAGAACAGTTCTGCTCAGGGTGGTTCCTGTTGCAGTGTAAGTGCCGTTGCCAATCTCCCACGCATCGCCGTCCTCGATGATCATCACTATCGGACACACCAGCATCTGCAAAGGTCTGAAAGCCCGTGACCGCCGAGCCGAGCGTAATAGTGCCCGTGCCGGTCGTGGCGGTCGTCATATACGCCCTATTGAACAACTTTGGCATGATTCACCTGACAATTACTTAAGGGAGACTCTAGGGGTCTTTAAGCGATAGTGAAGGCACCAGCAGCGTCTACACTAACTGCAATAGAGTCACCAGCAGTGGTGAGGGAGATAGTGGAGCCAATGTCCCACACTGCAACAATAGGATCGGCAGGGGAGGTGGGGGTGTCATCATACACGTAGATATAACGGAAATCGGGTATAGCACCGCCACTGGCAGTGATGGTGAAGTCGTTAAAGTCGAAGGTGTATGTACCAGCGGTTTGACTGGAAGTGACGCCCTCAAGAGTACGATCTACAGCGAGGTCATCACTATAGTTGGTGTACGCGACTTGGGTTACGTTCGCCAGAACACCATTACCATCAGCGGTTGGGTCAGATGATTCTGCGCTTGGTGTAGTGTTGGAGAGAGCGATCATAAACGTATCGCCGTCCATATCCATCGCATCTGCGAAGTTATCGAGGAAGTCATTTACTTTAGTGAATGTTGCCATTTTGTTCGTCCTTTAGTGAATACCTTGGTGAAGGCTCCAGTGGTGATTACTCAGGGCTTCCGCATTAGCGTACCCAAGTGCGAGTTTCGGGTGAGAGTGTTCTTTAGTGGTTATTACTAAGAGATTCTGCATTTGAATACCCAAGGGCCAGTTTCGGGCGAGAATACCCCTTAAGTGCTAACTCCGTCACTGCCCATACAAGAGCATCATATCTATCGGGGCTTTTGTATTTTCCCATCGGCTCGAAGGTGGTAAGTTGTGTCTCAAGCTCTGTAAGAGAGGCTTCAAGGTCTTCTGGGTTTCTTACATGCATAACCTTCCCTCTTTCGTAGAGGGCACTAACAGGTTCAGCCCTAGCTATCTTGGCTGTGGAAGCATGAACACCCTTAAGTGGAATGTTATCGTCTATCACCCTAAACAGTGGAGGAATCATGTCTTTACCTTGATTGGATTCATAAACCAACCTATCACATTCCTTCTCGTAAAAGAGTTCTGCACAAAACTTGCCCCACACTTCGGGGAGTTCTTTTCGGCTGTAATCCCCAAGGATGTAGACAATACCATTAATGTCCATACCCGCTAAAACAATACCTGTCAGGTCTGATTCAACATTGGCACTCACTGCGGGGTCCACTGCAACAATCTTGCGGTAAAGCTGTGGAACTTCGTCTAGGGGAATCTGGCAGTTGTCAATCATGTCCGCTGTCCAGAGAGCGCCTTCGTTCTCAAGCAACACTTCAGCGTAAATCTCTTGGCGACCTAGCCTAGTTCCCTCGTATGTATCCTTGAGCTTATCAAAGAATGTATCGGGGAGGTTCTCATTCTCATAGGAGGTCCCAGTAGTAATCACTGTGAGGGGGTCTTTTATAAGTGCCCTGACAAGAACTGTTGACTTAGGTGTGGTGGTAACACAAATACGGGGTTTCTTACCAAGACGAAGACCGAAGTTGAGCATGTCCCATGTATCTTGGTCATACACCCAACTAGCCAACTCATCGCACCAAGCTGCATGGAACTGTGGGCCACGGAGACGCTCAGGCTCTTGTGCGGAATAGAACTCTACCCTAGCTATCTCTGGGTTGCTATGATTCCCGTCTTTATGCCAAGTGAGGGTGCGCTTAGTGGGAGACCAAAGGGGGTATCCAATTACCTTACCCTTTTTATCCTTATCGAGTTCGGAACACAAGGCTAGAAAACCACTGTCCCCTTTCACCATAACACGTTCAATATCTGAGTTGGTAGCAGCTACAGCGGCAATTCTCTTGTGGCCGTTCTTGATTTGTTCTCTTACCCATTGAACGCCAGTCCAAGTTTTCCCGAACCCTCTGCCGCAGTTAAGAAACCATACTCGCCAGTCACCTTTTGGCTCTACTTGCTTATCTCTTGCCCAAAACCTATAGTCGTGCTGTAGTTCTTTCAGTTGCTTTGGGGAGAGGCTGCTTAGTGCCTTCTTTACTTCATCAGCAGGGAGTTCTTTAAGTTTCTGTGCTGTCAGGGTCATCATCTTTACCGAGTAGTTTCATAAGCGACTCAACAGCACTTTCGGCCTCATCCTCATCACTACCGACTTCTTGTGTCTCGACCTTCTCCTTAGGTGTCCATCCACCTTGAGTGCGTAGCCACAGTTCTTGGCTCTTGAAGGTGGAAGGAGATTCAGGGTCTCCCTCTAGTGCCTGATTAGCCACCTTGTTGCCAATCTGACGGGTTATTTCGATCTTTGGTCCGTAGAGGTCATCGCGATAGTATTTATAGAACGTGGTCCAACTACCAGGAGCACTTGCGAACCGCTGAATGTCAGAGAAGATTTCCTTGACAGTGACACCACCAGCAGAAAGCTCACGCACTCTCTTGGCGATTTCGTGATTCTTTTCTAGTGGGATGTTCGCCATGTCACTCAGGTTCCTAATCTCTACAGAGAAGCCCCACAAGGGGGCCTACAGTGCGTCTAAGGTGTTTGGGGAGGGGAGATAGCCTAAAGGTGCTAAAGGCACTCGTGGAGGCTGTAAATAAAGCCCACTACAAAAACTCACAACAGGCTGAATGGAAGCTCTCTGTCTGAGTTTAAGAGTGGGTGTAAGTGAGCCACTACAGTGTGCACTAAAGTGGGTGCGAGAAGTGGCTATTATTACCACTACAAAAAAGAAGGAGAAGAGAAACACTTTAGTGGGTGCGACAAGTGGCTAGGCCCTAGTGGCTCCACTTTAAGTGACTTAACTATAGTGTCTTATATAACCACTACAGATATAATACTTCGTACTAGTGTCACACCCTAGTGTCTCACTTAAAGTGTCTCACTACAGTGTTGTTATATTAACTAATGAGTGATTATTAATTACTGAACAGTTAGACATTTTAAGTGAGTCTCTCTTGTGCCCCCCTTACCCCCCATGAGAGGGTCTTACTTATTAATGACCACCTATACGACACAGACACTACAAACTTTCTAATCAATTATTGTTACAAAAGTAGTAAGTGCCTGATAACTAAGAAAACAAACTTTTAAGTGATTCTGGTGTTGCAGTGGAAATCTGTGAGGTTTGTTACAAAAATAGATAAGATTCTCACTAAAATGTGATAAATGTTATAGAAATGAACCTAAGTGTTATATGTATTCACCTATTGTGGACCACTAAATGTTGTGGGGATACTGTTGCGGCTAAATCTTCCTGTGTGAAACATATCGTGAAACAATTTGAGGAAATCCCTTTGTTTTGGATTCCTATGCGCCTAAGCTGTGGCACAATTGCAACACTCTAGGATTTATAGGGGCCCCATCGATGTCAACCCCTTGACAGGTATTTGTGACTGATTCTTTCAGTATTGTAACAAAAGGTGATCGCTAGTGAATCTCTAAAGTAGTTTAACGTTAAACCATTTCCCTAGTGGGAACAAAAGGTGAATCCCCAAAGTAGTTCAATGACTAAACGATCATACCTAAAGTAGTTTAACACTAAACGAATTAGAACAAAGGGTGAACAAGCGGGACACAACAGGAATGTTGCAAAAGTGCAACTATTGGTGCAAGTCTGGGGGATTTCCCGAGAAAAATGTTGACAAGTGGAAAGCGAATCGCCCGACACCCTAGGTTTTTACACAATGCCTTCACTTGACATTTATCAAACCATTGGTTGACATAAATCAACCGTTAACACCAAATATATCAAGTATAATTGTATATGCACCTGAGAAGCCCAGAGATCGCTATATAGAGCCGATAGCGTGTTAGTCTGTGTACACTCATGAGGCACAATCGAGAGATGCTGATGATCTGCACCTGATCGAGAGATGCTGA